TTATTGCCATGTGGTTTTCGACATATCGGTGATTTAGATGAATCCCACAATAGACACATCACGCGCGAACGCCATTTCGTCGGTAACCAATAAATCGGGTGTTCTATTCAAGCGATTTTTCAGTCAGCCTTCTTGAATGCTGGTATCTGTACCTTTATCCAGGTTTGTAGTCTTTTGAGCTGTTGAGCGTTTTCAGCACAGGTTTGCAGGTTCGCTACATCTTCGGCTAGGACTTCGGCGTCTCGCTCGTAACTTGTAACGATTTTGGTGGCACCATCAGAGACGGTGGAGGGGGGCTGAATACCGATTGCTTGATTATGCGCTCGCACTGATTCGGCGCGGATGTGCAGCCAGTTAGGATCATTAACAACGCACTGCTTATCACTGTTCTTTTGAGCATACTTGATCACCTCTTTTTCTATCTCTCGAAACTCAATTCGAATATCAGGCTTTTGGTTAGCCAGTTTTACGGCTAATTGAAAAGCCTCGTTTTGTTTTTGTTCTACTTTGTTCCAGAGGGCATTTTGCGCTTTTAGGGCCTTAGCTTCTGTAGTCGTTACGCCGTAGTCGTAGGAAAGGTAAGCAACACCACCAAGAACGGCAGCAAAGGCAATGCTTTTAAAAAGGGTTAGATAATTACTTAACATGGTTACTCTCCTTGCCAACCGTTTAGACAAACGTTTTGCTCTTTACTTCGGCGTTTAGGGATACCGGCACAGTTGCTTTTTTCTAGTCGGCAATCTTGACCATTCACAAACACCCACCGCGAATACTCATTACAAGCACCATTGCGATCACCTCGGTTAAACTTTTTCAGTAATGTAGAGCGTGCGAAGTTACCTGCACCAAGGTTATAAACAAAGCTCACCATCATGTCGTACTCGCCTTGGTTTGGTGATTGGGTGATACGCTTGTTAACTACACGTTCAGCGGCAGATACGCTGTCAACAAAGCTTTCGGCGGCTTGCTTTTCGGTAATATGTGTATCTTTAGTCACGCCTTTGGTATGGCCTAGGCCGACAGTCCAAACATTCGCGCTGCATTGGTAGGACTTAAGGCGACAACCTTCTTCGTTGGCGATATGGCGCAATCCGTTTTCACTGACGCTTAACTCTGAGTCGATAGTAAAGACAATGGCAAGAACTGAAGTGACAGAGCACACCACCGCCCGTATTGCTTTGGTTTTTAGGCTCATATTGCTCCGTCCTCTTGTGAGTTCAGCTTGTCTAGCTTGGCTTGGTTAAGCTTGGTGGCAACAGCATAGTGGCGAATAGCCATGACGCCTGAAACGATACCTACGAAGATTGCGATAAGCTGGGCAATATCGTTCACACCGAAGCTGATTAGGGTTGCACTAACAGACGTTAGAGTTTTCTTTAGCCCGGTAATGTCTAGTAAAGAAACAACTAACGCTTTTACCTCTGTTTGATTCATTGATTTTTCTCTCGTAACTAGTGATTAGCGCCCCACAAAACCAGTGTATCGAGCTGAGGGTTAAAGGGTACTTATGGCATTTCTAGTGCGGAGATATAGAAGTTGGGAGGCAGAAAGAACACACCCAACGTCTAGGCTGGGTGTGGTGGTTAGCTAGCTATATCAGAGAGAGTAGGGCGTTTGCCGAATGGAAAATCCTGTGCTTCAGGGTAGTCACTCAATGTTTTACGGTCTTGGAGCAGTTGCAGAAACTGTTCACTGTTCTTAATTGGAGAAGTGCGTAGGTCAGCAGGGTACTGTTGATCTTTTTCGTATTGGTCAATGCGGTTAAGTACTTTTGAAAGTTCGCTTCCTCGCCATGCTTTTTCTTCATCAACTTTGAAAGGTCGATGACGATCAATGTCATATTGCCAACCTGCTTCATCGCTCACCCATGAATCGTAGGGCTCATAAGCTAAGAGTGTGTGAGTTACGGGCAGCTCTCCGAGTTCTTCAACTAGATAGTCAATGAGTGCTTTGTTGTCGCGGTCTTTGGCATACGCCATTTTTTCTCGATGATCGATAAGCTGTAACCACTGGTCATCAACTAGTTTAATCGCGTAGCCTTTTTCTGGTTTTGGTGGTTCTTCCCAAGAATGCTTTTCCGGTAACTCAAAGTTATAGTCAGAAACAATGAACTCATTACCCCACTCATCATAGAAAGGTCGCCCAATGTGGATTCTATAGACGTTCCAGCCTGTTTCTTTTGAGTGAAGAACAGTATGAGTTTCTTTGTCATATTCTGGAGGCTTTTCGCGAATTGCCCATTTTGGATAATCACCATCAGGTTCACCAATGACAAAGCGTTGACCGGACTCATTCCAAAAAGGCTTCCATGTCATATCTTCTATTTCATCTGACCATTTTTCTGTCTTTTGGTCATAACGAGCAATCATGCCCTCTTGAGATGGCTCATACAGATCTAAAGTGCAGTTTGGACTTAATGCCGTGCCTTTCGCCACATGCTCTGATTCGTTGCGAATCCACCAACCATCTTGTGTAAATCGGGATACTTGTACAACTTGGGTCTTGTCAAAAAATATTGTTTTCATTAAGCCATTCTCACGATGAAATTACATTTACGATGGTTAATCGTGTTTTTCAGTGCGCCAAATAGAGCGATAGCTATCGTATGTGTATGCGAACCAATACTGGTAGCGTGTGCGTGATTACCGCTATGGTTAACTACGTTACTATTTGTGTATGCATATGTATCACCATTAATATTTATACCAGGTGCGGTTCTGTGCTGATCATTAGCATAACCAGCTCCCCAGGATCCGCCATAGTGTGAGCCTCTACCATTCGTCGAGTGATTATGATTACCTGTTGTGTTCGATGTTTTTGTGCCTATATTTGTTGAGCTAACTGTAGAATTAGGATGACCGTGATTTTTAACTTGTCCTTCTTCGTATGCACCTACAGTCTCATTGCTTTCTTTACCGACCAACCCCAATCCTTCCATGGTGGGAATGATGCCGCTTGGATATACTAGTGCTAATTTAGGGTTAACCTGCTTATCAAATGCTTGGTTAAGCATAAAAGCATATTTATCTGAACCCGGAAGAGTATCCGAAAACCACGGAATAGGAGCACCTACGGGATAAATTCGGTCAGACAGTGAAAGCCACATTTTCTCAACCAATGGCTCCCACAAGTTGTTTACTAGTTTGTCTATGATGTGGGGAATACCTAAGGCATAGACCAGTTTTTTAACGGTCAAAAAAGAGTTGTCATTAGTTCCTTCTTCAACTTGCTTATTGGTCGCAATTTTTGCAATACCTGCTCGGTCTTCTGTTGCGCTATAAGGATTAAGCACTTCCACCGTAATATTTTCAATCGTTGAAGCAGCTAGGTTTAATTCACATGCTTCGGTTACAGCTGAATCTTGTTGTTTGTAAGTAATGACATCACCATCTCTACTATCGACAGCGAATAGAGTGCCATCATCTAACCAGTATCCTAACTCTTTACCTTCAAAGGTTTCGCTTCCATCCCACGTAGTTTCAAAATGAAGTTGACCAAGTGCTGTTACTTCACCACGAGTGATTACTTTGCGTTGAACTTCGTTACGTAAGTTCGTTTGGCCTTTGTTAGGTATATAACCTTCAGTGCCTATACTGATTTCTGCAATTTTGTAACTGATACCAAGTTCGCCAGCTCTAATTGAAGCCGCGATACCCGCATCGGTAATCAATAAACTCATTGTGTGACCTCGTATTTATGCAGGTTTCTAATGTGTCGATAGTTAGCTATCTGGTGATGAACTCTGAACTTTGAGTGATAAATCCAAGCAATTTCGGTATGCGGTAATCTGAACTTTTCAAATGCTTGCCAAGCTCGAGCGCTGTGATGACGAAATACGTCATACAGTGATCCATAAATGAGGTTTGGTTCTTTCACATCATCAAATACCCGCCCACATTGTTGACCTACAGTGTTGTTTAAAAGAGTCTGATAGTCTGAAACCTTCCAACCAAACCCTTTCTCTTCAAACTCTGTTAATAGTGATAATTCAATGTCGTCATGGGTTTTCTTAAAGTCTTTCGCTATACCGTTAATGGTATTGGTCAGCTCTGCATTCTCGGTGTCTTGCCAGTATTCACCTTGAGGAAGTAACCCACGGTAAGCATCAGCAAAATCCCCTTCGCTGTACTCAATAATTAAGTCGGAGGTGTCCATGTGATGGCTCCTAATACATGAATCTGGTTATTGTCGATAGCCACTTCGCCCACAGGTGCTTTGACAATAAAGTTATTGGTCACCGCTGAAATCACTAACACAATTTCAGTGTTGGTGATGGAGTCTGGTTTTTTGGTATCAGGGTTTATCTTGCCCATTTTCCCTTTGACAAAGTTTTCAAGGGCCGTGACAACATCATCACGAGTTGCTTGGTCTTCAATGCCTTGAATCTCTAAAGCGAGTGGGGCTTTTTCTGGGAGATGAGCAAACGGATGACAACCAGCGAGTCGGTTAGATTCAAAGGTCTCTTGAACAAGGTTGACCACTTCACCGCTTAGAGTTGGGTCGTTCTCACGTGCACCAATATAGACCTCTACCATGCCGCGCTCTGGCGTGTTATCGAGCGCCCAAGCAAAATCGACATCAGAGTGAGCCGATACTGCCCACACTTCATAATCTTCTGATTTGCCGATAAGTTCATTCTTCTCGAATGCCACAATTACTCGCGTTCGCCAATGCTCTAACTCTTCGATATCTGCACCACCTTCAATACCAAGCGATAAGATATTATTAGGGTCGATACCGCTTAGTCCTTCAGTGAGGGTGAGTTTGGCGCCGCTTGGTAAATTACTGGCTGTCCCTGATTCAAGTGCAATGACGTCTACAGGCACATTGCTGTACTGCTCTTTAGTAGTTTCATACTCTTTGTCACCGTAGATTAGGCGAGTACCCTTTGCGATCACTACTGTTCCACTTAGCTCAGTAAACTGTACTGTACCTTTTGCAAAGGTAGGTAACAGGCGTGCCGTATTGTGGCGATTAGCATGCAGGTATAGCCACGCTTCAGAGCAGGTTTCAGGGTGCAGTTGTCTGAAAAGCAAATCTTGATAGCCATATTGCCCATAGCTGACTCCAGCAATGGCAGAGGCTATCGCTTTGGTGGCTGGGTTACTTTGCCCTGTTTCTGCCGTCAGGTTGGCTTCAGCACGAGCGATTAAGCTTTCAAGGCTCACTTGTGTACTCATTTATCTACCTTCGATAGTGGAACATCAAATGTGGAGCCGTCCGTCAGGGTTATCATGACATTGCGGCCCATTTGGTTTGGTTTCTTTCTCCAAACAGTGACTTCAATGGTTTTGGCGTGACCTTGTTGAATTAACCAGGCGAGAGCTTCTTCATAAAAACGTTTAGCAAGCCTTAAGGTTTCGTCAGTTAATTTGGCTCGTTTGAGTGTCCAGTCACGAGAGCCGACAATCTCTATCAGTTCACCGCTCCAAGTACCGCCGCGCTCATTGTTGTCCATTCTGGCGCGGTCATTTTGGGTTGACTCTGCGTAGTTGTAGACGCTTTGCAGTACCGCATGAGTCATGCCGTCTTTGGAATCCACTGACTCTATCAGTGCGTTCAATTTAAAATGACTCATGCTTTGTTTGGCCCTTGCGTAGTCTTGATGGTGTTGTCGTCTTCATAATCGTGGTCGTGCGTTTCGACTTTGACGCCGCCGAACGTACCAGACTGACCACCGACAGAGCCTGCAACTTCTGCATTCTTCGCCACGCTCAGGTTGCCGCCTATTTCTACATCTTTAGAAAACGTGGTTTTGTCAGCGATAACGTTCACCAATGGTGCTTTGATAGAGACTTCATTCGCTGCTACTACATCGACCTTACCTTTAGTTGCGTAGATCTTAATTCCTTCTTCGGTTTGATGGATTAAATTGCCCTTGTCATCGAGCATGGCGACCTCACCGGGTTTTAAGTCGATTTGGTAGCGCTCATCTTCAACATTGACGGTAATCCCACGTGCGGTCACACCGCCGATAAACAGGTTGTAAGCCTTGGCTTCTGGTAGTGGTCGGCTCATAAAACCGTAGTTGTGAACGCGCTTAATTCGGTCATTGGTGCGGCCTGTTGCGGTTCTGATTTGCAACATGCCTGTAGTTGCACCTGTCACCGTGCCTGTTCCGATCACGTTCTTAATGCGAGCCATTAATCGCTGTTGTTGCTGACGTTGAGCGCTAGACATGACTTTGCTCCCTAAACGGTCTGACCAACTCAACGGAAGTACTCGCGGAGCTTTCGGACACCGATAGGCCAAGAGACTTAATCACTAGCATTTCACTAAAACTCTGCTCTTTGTCGATCACTCGAATCACTCGGTTTAATCCATCAATCGCAAGCTGAGGAAAGATATCTGCGATAGACGTTGAAGCGGTCAGGCTTTCCGCTATGGCTAAGTTGCGTTCATATTTGGCGCGAGATAAACACGCTACACTGCTTTGCAGTTGGTCACAGGTGATTACCATCGTGCGCGAGCCATCAATGTTTGGGTTGGTAATTTGGGCGCTGGCATCATCCCACTGACCCTGCACATCAATGGTATGAAACTGCTTATTGAAGGCGCGTTTTATCTTTAAGCTGTCTATGTTGTTGCCTGTTTCAAGACCAACATTGTTAATCGTTGCATGTGCCGTGTTCTCTATAGTCAGAACACCATTTCGCTCGATGAGCATGCAGCCTTGTTCACGGATGAGCTGAGCAACATTTTCAACCGGAGACTCAGCATTAATCTGAAACTCTTCAATCTTCGGCATGCCTTTAACGAGGCTCTTTACCCCTAGGCCAAATGGCTTAGCCAGCTTTCTAAGCAGCTCTTCAACATTGAGGTTGTAAAGCGCATCCATAGTGATGCGCGAGTCAATCATGTTGGCGCTCTTGGAACGTCCCACTATTGGCATAGTTAAAGCGCTCGCGCCTGTCTCGCTTTCTGCTTCATCTACCTGACCGATTAAGATGGATTGGTCATTGAGGAAGAACTCAACCGACAACGGGCGAGCAATGTTCATTGGTTCAATCGAGCAGTTAAAGGTGTGGGCCAATTGTTCTGTTGAGTAGTTCAAGTTAGCTTGGTAGAAAGTACGCTGCTTTCCGTCAATGTACATTGTGAGTTGATTCATCGTGCATCCCTCACCGCGATATCACCACGGATAAATAAAGGGTGCTGAAGTGCATTCATTTTGGTAATAACGTTCTCATTGGTGTACTCGTCATGGGCTATGGTTA